ACACTCGTTGCGTATGAACCAACTGACACCATACCATCTACGTTCAATCAACTAGTTGATATTGTCTCAGGTAGCGTTCAAAGAGTTTATACTACAAATATTTACGGCGAACTCGGTAAAAATATGGCGAGACGCACATATGATGAGTCTGGTAACTATGCTGTAAGACAATTCCCTGTTCTGATCAAAGAACATCTAAACGTAGATGGTAATAATGGTTTAAGAGAACTGAACACTGTTGACCCAGAACGTGGTGGAAGCGCAGATCTTCTTGCGATCGGTCTGGAAGCAGGTAAGGCATATGTTCGTGGGTTCGAACACGAGACTTTCCAAACAGAATATGTTATTGTACCCAAGGGTCTAACCACAGTAAATCAACAAGAAGTTCCAATCAGCACAGCATATGGTAACTATGTTCTAGTTGACGAATTCTGTGGTTTGTTGGATCTTAATGGTGGCGCTGCCGTAAGTCTTCGCGACACTGCGAAGGGTGCAATTACTTTAGGCACATATTCTGCTGCTACTGTTCCTGGAACTGAAGTTGGTACTGCTCGAGTAAAACAAATTGTGTATGAGTCAGGAACTCCTGGAACTGCTGCTGCACAGTATAGAATATATCTGTATGATATTCAAATGGCAAGCGCAGATTTTAAAGATGTTCGCGGGATATACTATAATGATACTGCTGATTTTCACGCAGATGTAGTTCTGACTGACGGTAATGCGATTCTCCAAGAGAGCAGTTTCAACAACTCTCTCTTTAGAGTTCCAGCAAGAGCAACGAAAACTATTGCTCCGAATGATGTGTATGATAACTCGTTTATCTATACTAAAGAATTCGATGGGGAACTCAGTGCAACAGGGCAGGTTACTCTCACACTAAGTGGTGATGAGACTTTCCCATATGATTCGTTTACTTCTACAATAATCAATAATAACTTCACGATGGTGATGAAGGAAGCGGCAACGATTAACGGTACTGTTCGTGCTATTGGTGAAGTAATCAATCTTTCAGGCGCAGCATTTACTAAAAACTCAGCGACCTCTATAACTATAGATCTGACAGGAAATGTTACTTCTGCGCCAAAACAGGTTAAAGTGTATGTAAATGTTCAAACAGCAAACGCCAATCCTGTTCTTAAAGTTCTTCGTGAAAATCGTTATGTAATCGTCAATACTAATACTCACCCGTCAACAAGTGGTGGCACGTATTCGCTTGGTCTCTCAGATGTTTATAGAATTAAGAATATCTTTATTGGTGCTAATACCGATGCTGATTCTGCAGTTGTTGCTGCTGGCGTAGATGTTGCGTCTTCGTTTACTCTAGATAACGGTCAACGCGACACTGAATATCGCAATGCTAGAATCGTTAAGAAACCTTCTGCTCCGTCGCTTGTTAATAAGAAACTTGTTATCAAGTTAGACTACTTCACCCACGACGGTGCTTCTGCTGATGGAACTTTCTTCACAGTTGATTCGTATCCGATCGACGATACTGGTGTATCTGCAGGAACTCTCAAGACACAAGACATTCCAGTCTATCTTTCACCAGCAACTGGACAATCATATGATCTGCGAGATACGTTAGATTTCCGTGTTCGTTTGGCTGATGCATCGGCAAATGCTACTGTTGTTGGATCTGCCACAACTAACCCAGTAGAAAATAACGATATTATTGCTGTACCATCAATTGGTATTACAAACCCAGTTCCAACTGAGCAGTTTATTACTGATCTAGAATATTATCTTGGTAGAACTGATCGATTGATCATTGACTCAGAGGGCGTATTTAGTTCTATTTATGGAACACCATCTCTGACTCCGACGATTCCTGCAGAACCTGAAAATGCGATGTCGTTGGCAACAATTGAAATTCCACCATATCCATCTCTTGCGCCAAATGTTGCAAAAACTGCGAATCGTCCAGATTACGGTGTTAAATTCCGTACTGTTGACAATCGACGCTATACTATGCGCGATATTGGTGTTCTGGAACAGCGCATAAACCGTCTAGAATATTACACTTCGCTTTCACTTCTAGAAAAATCAGCAAGCGATCTATCAATTCCAGATGGTTCTGGGTTGGATCGCTTTAAGAATGGTATTCTAGTGGATGCATTTACAGGTCATAACGTTGGTAACGTTTTTGATTCTGCATATCACATCTCAATCGATCCTGCGAAAAAAGAAATGCGTCCATTTTTCTACCTCGAAAATATCGATATCGGAGTAGATTCTGCTGCATCAACTAATATATTTAAAACTGGTGATTTAATAACTCTGCCATACAGACATGTTGAGATGATCAAAAGCACCTCAGCGTCGAAACCTAGAAATTGCGTCGGTGAATTACTATTCAATTACATCGGAAATATGGAACTAGATCCACCAGTCGATAACTGGACGGATACCACACAACAACCAGATGTTAGCGTAAACTTCGATGGCAATTATGATGCATGGGAAACCATGGCAGATGCATGGGGAACTCAATGGGGTGACTGGCAAGATACTGTTACGGGAAGAACAACTGTTGGACAATCATCGCAAACTGTAGCAGGTAATACTCGCATCAGTGGTGATACCTTACTTCAGGAACAAACCCAAGTTGTAACAACAACAACTGAGCAGCGCCAAACTCGTCAAGGAGTTTCGCTATCAGTTACACCAGAAACACAATCGCAGAGAATTGGTGCTCGTGTAACGAATACGTCAATTGTTCCTTTTATGCGTTCTGTTATTGTGACATTTATTGCACAAAGAATGAAACCGAATACTCGTGTGTTCCCATTCTTTGACGGTGTTGCTGTTGCTGCACATTGTAGACCACTTGACTTCGATCCGTCAACTGATCTGAAACCATTTGATCCAGCAACATATTCATCATATGCTGATGGTGCATATGGTGCACCACTGATCACAAATGCACAAGGTGTTTGTGTCGGACAATTTAGAATTCCAGCAGGAACCTTTAGAACAGGCGATAAAAACTTCCGTCTTTGTGATGACGAATACAATCGTGATCAGTTTATCACGACAGCATCAAACAAGACTTGGTCGGCAAATGGACTGTCTCAGTCTGTGCAAGATTCTATTATTTCAACGAGAGTTGCAAATGTAGAATTAAACAGTGTATCGGATTCAAGATCTTTCCGCGAAACTTCTTCGACTGTTAATAGAATCGCAGACAGAACAGTTGGTGTTATAGAAAGAACGGTAAACAATACGTTTACTACTGTGAATAACATCACAAACATTGATAATACGGTCACTAACGTAACAAATATTAATAATACTAATATTACAACTATAACTCGAGATCCTCCTGTTATTATTGACGAACCATTTCCTCCGATTGTCCATCCAGTGCCTCCTGTGTTTCCTCCAGTTGATCCGGAACCTCCTGTACTGCCGCCGATTCAACCGCCACCTCCACCGCCGCCACCGCCGACGCCACCACCGCCGCCTATTCCACCAACAGAAGTAGTTATTCTGGATCCACCTACTCCTGATCCATGTGCTCTACAAGAGATTTGCTGGCCTGAGACAGAAGTAGATCTCACTTTAGGTGGGTTTGATGTTACCTTTGGTGCTGGCGGTCAAACAACTGTCATTCCTGCTGGATGTTTCCAGATGGATCCTTGTGCGACACCTATAGTTGCTACGGATCCTATTGCGCAAACTTTCTATGTTGATGGAATGCCATTTGGTTGCTACACAACTCAACTTGATGTATTCTTTAGAACCAAGTCTTCAACGGCACCAATCACTCTTCAAATCAGAGAAGTGATTAATGGTTATCCTGGGAATAAAGTAATTCCGTTTGGTGAAGTAACGTTAAATCCTGCAGACGTTCTCGTTAGTGAGAATGCAACGACAGCAACAACGTTCACCTTCCCATCGCCAGTGCATCTACAGAACAATACAGAATACTGCTTTGTTCTGCTTCCAGCAGGTAACGATCCAAATTATAATATTTGGGTTTCTGAGTTGGGCGAAAACGAACTGGGTACTCAAAATAGAATTTCTGAGCAACCAAATATCGGTGTTCTTTTCACATCTGCCAATAACAGATCGTGGACTGCATATCAAAAAGAAGATATTAAGTTTACTTTACGTCGCGCAGATTTCGAAATTAATACTGTTGGCACAGTAGTAATGAAGAACATGAATATGGATTATCTGAAGTTTTCTTCATTCTCCAATGGATATTACCTTGCTGGTGATGAAGTGCATGGATTCTCATTCAATATTACCAATGCTGGTTCTGGTTATACCAATGGAACTGTTGCGCACAGTTTAACAGGCGGTGGCGGAACTGGTGCTACAGTCAATGTTACTATTTCTGGTGGTGTTGTTACTGATATTGAGTTGACAAATCTTGGTGGCGGATATACCAGCAATCCAACGTTGACGATTGTCAGTGGTTCTGGGACTGCGGCCGCTGTGTCAGTTGTGTTGAACAGAGGATTTGTTAAACAATATGACTCGCTGTATCATGTTGCTAAGGTATTAATTACCAAGGGATCTTTTGCTGCGGGTGATATTATCAGCAACGAATCTTCGAATGGATTTATTTCTGAAATCGAAAACAAGCAATTGAATGTCCTAGAAACAAATATCGGTACTGTTGATCATACGCCTGCGTCGATAACTTGGTCTGTCGCACCAACTGCGACAGGTGCGACTAGTGCAGGATCAACGTTCGAAGGGTATAACTTCGGGCAGGAGCATGAATTGTCATATGAAGCACAAATATATTCATATTCTAACGAGCAAGCAGATCTTTCTGGTGGTAAATCGCTTACAATCAGAGCAGGTATGTCAACACAAACATCAACTGTTTCTCCTGTAATTGATACCAGAAAATGTTCTATCATCGCAATCGCCAACGATATTAACAACGATGATACTGATGAAGATACAAACAATGGTGCTGCGGCGTCGAAGTATATCTCTCGTCGTGTTGTCTTGGATGACGGTCAAGATGCTGAAGATCTAAAGGTCTATCTAAGTAATCTGATTCCTACAGGATGTGATGTAAAGGTATATGGTAAATTCCAGAATGCAACCGATGCATCAAACTTTGATAATCGTGAGTGGATCGAACTCGAAACAAACACAGTGCCATTAGACAGCACTGCTCGTTCTGGGTTTGTAGAGTATGCGTATACAATTCCAGATGCAAATAAAAACGCAGGGGTCTTAGAGTATACTGTTGGATCTGCGACCTTTACTGGTTATAAGACATTCGCAGTTAAGGTTGTTCCTCTGTCAACAAACAGTTCTGTAGTTCCTAAAGTCAGAGAACTAAGAGCAATCGCGTTGCAGGTGTAATATGACAAGAATTAAATTAACTGATACTACAAAGTATGAACGTGATGGTCATTCGAAGGCAATACTTTCGAATGACCTGCCTGCTCTACGGGCATACAAGTCTCGCAAACAACATATGAAACAAATCGAATCATATGGAGACGATATAAATAATCTTAAGAATGAAATGATTGAGATTAAAAACTTACTAACACAAATACTACAGAAATAAGGATAAAAAGCATGAGCACAATTACCCTTAGATCTGTAAAGGGGACTCCGCTGACGAATACTGAAGTTGATACTAACTTCAGCAATTTGAATTCAGATAAGTATGAATCAGGGTCAAGTCCATCCTTTGCAGATTTGACACTTACTGGAAGTCTAACCAAATCGGTTGCAGGAACAGTCACAGCAGCGGGAACTACCCAAGGCGATGCGACTGCGCTGACAAAAACTGTCAACATGATCACATCAGCAACAGCAAATCAGGGTGTAAAACTTCCTACTGCTGCTGCAGGTTTGACCGTCAAGGTTATTAATACTACAGCAGTTACCATTAAGGTGTATCCAAATACTTCAGATGTTATTGACGGTGGAACTGTCAATGTTGGTGTTAATTTATCACCATATTCGTCTGTTGAATTTGTTGCACAAGATGCTGTAGATTGGTATCGCGTAACAAGTTTAATTGTTTATGACTCGAGTGGTAACAGGTTAAACTAAAATGAATCCTCTAAAGGTCAAGGCAACAGGGTCCCCAATCACTTCTGCAAACATCAGCGGTTTGCAGACCATGACCGACGCAGAGGTAAAAAATTATATTGCCAATGTTATCACAGAAAAGTTTGCTGCAGTAACAGATGGTACTGGTACTGCTGAAATAAACGTCACGACAAATAACTCAGGTTCTGGGACTTCGATCGGTACGTTCGTTGATACGACAAGAACTGAATCTATTGGAACGCATCCAGCAACTGGTGCAATTTCTACAACAACATATACGGTTAAGCAGGTTACTGCTGCTGCGACTGAAAACATCACCAACAGACCATTAGCATGGGATTCTCGTCTAGAAGAAATGACGGACGGTGATATTGATAGTATCATGGATCTCTGTGTTGAAGCAATGGCTGCTGAATCTTCATATACTGCAGGTCAGTATCGCTTATCCCCAACTGCACCATCTGGTGGTACTTGGGTTTCTAGATATACAATTACTGATACTGCACAGGGTGGAAACACAGTAACATATTTGTGGCAGAAAACCGTAGCGTCTTCGCTGCCGAATTCAGATTATACTCCTTTAAAATTGTTCAATGGTAGCAATTGTAAGCAGATGATTGAATCTGAAATCGAGCAAATGCTTCCTAACTTCCGCAATAGAATTATTGACACAAGTATTGCTACATATAAGATCCAATCGACAGCCCCTTCAGGTGGCACTTGGGTTGAAATGGGCGCACAATTCGCAGACACTCGCGAACAAGTTTCTCCGGAAACCTATGTCGGCAATTACAGCGGTAATTTTACTGGTAATTATACTGGTAATTATCTTGGTCCAATCCCATATTCTGCGCCTTACTCTGCAGCAGGAAACTTTAGTAGTAACTTTACTGGAAATTATACTGGCATAATTCCTGGATCACCAACTCCTGGACCAAACTATACTGGTTTCTATACTGGGGTCATTCCTGGATCACCAACTCCTGGACCAACATATACCAGCGTAAACATACTATATTACACTGGTTATTACACAGGTCCAGGTGGTTCTTATACAGGATATTATTCGGGTACAGCACCATATTCTGGACCAACGTATGGTACACCACCATCTCCTGGACCAAACTATACTGGTACCTATACTGGGTTTTTTGCTGGAGTTGCACCAGGACCAAACTACACTGGTTTCTATGCTGGCGTAATTCCTGGATCTCCAACACCAACAACCTTTACTGGATATTATCAGGGAGCTCCAACTCCTGGACCAAACTATACTGGTTTCTATTCTGGCGTCATTCCTGGATCTCCAACACCAACAACCTTTACTGGATATTATCAGGGTGCAGGAGTTCCCTACGTTGGTTTTTATACTGGGACGAGAACGTTTACTGGTGAATATGCTAGTGGCGTTGAACCAGGAACATTCCAATACTTCACAGGATACTATCAGGGAATTCTTCCAGGTGGACCAGTAAACTACATTGGATATTTCCAAGGAACTCCAGCGCAGGTGTATTATACTGGATACTATCAAGGTCCAGACTTAGCACCTGGAGAACCAGGAGATTCGTTTACTGGTGAGTATCTAAGTCCAACACCAGTACCACAATTCTACACTGGTTTTTTTGCTAATATCACCACCCCGACACCAACAGCCTTTACTGGTTATTATCTTGGTCCAGCACCAGCAGGTCCAAACTATATTGGTTACTACACATCTGGTCCAATCCCATTCGCTGGTTCATATAATGGTCCAGGACCAAACTATACTGGGTTTTATGCAGGAGTAATCATTTCTCCACCAAGTCCGACAAACTTTACTGGGTATTATCAGGGAGCTCCAACTCCTGGTCCAAACTATACTGGTTACTATTCTGGTGTGATTACTGGATCTCCGACTCCAACAAACTTTACTGGATATTATACTGGAGCGCCTGTACCGACAAATTATACAGGATACTTTACTGGATTTTATGCAGGCCCATCAATTCCAGGCAGTAATTATACAGGATTCTTTACTGGAGGCGTAAACTATACTGGTTATTATCTTGCAGGACCAACCGCATATTCTGCGCAATATTCATCAGCGTTTACACGTTACTTCACTGGAACGATTCCAGGATCGCCGACTCCTACAAACTATACTGGGAATTACGCTGGAACGATTCCAGGATCACCGACTCCTGGACCAAACTATACTGGATTTTATACAGGATTTTTCTCTGGTGTAGGAACAGCATATACTGGGTTTTACTCTGGTCTAACAAACTACTCTGGAACTTATTCAGGCAGTTATATAAATAGTTTTACAGGAAATTACTCTGGCGCAACAATTCAAGCGACCAAAGATACAGTTTCGACAATTAAATTGTGGATTAGGACTGCATAAAAATGGTATTGAGAAATAAATCTTCAGCAACACCCGTTTCTGCTGCAAACTGGCAGGGTCTCCAGCAGATGTCTGTTGAAGAGGTGAAGAACTATATCGCACAAACTCTGACAGTTTCCTTTGGTGCAAACTCAGATGGTACAGGCACGGCAGAAATAAACATTACCACAAACAACAGTGGTTCTGGTACTACAATCGGAACATTCTCAGATACGGATCGCCAAGAAGCAACTGGTACTCATCCTGCAACTGGTGCTGTTGACACTGTTACATATACTGCTAAACAGGTTACTGCAGTTGCTACGGAAAATATTACTAATCGTCCTCTAAAATATGACGACGGTATCAAAGAACTGACAGATGCTCAGATTGATACTGAGATTCTGGATTATGCTATTAATGCGATGGTCTCCGAAACAACTTATACTGCAGGACAGTATAGACTACAACCAACTGCACCAACAGGCGGCACATGGGTTTCGCGTTATACTCTAACAGATGTTGCCAATGGTGGAAACACAGTAACATATCTGTGGCAGAAAACTGCTGCGACTACTCTTTCAGACTCCAATTTAAAACCACTGAAACTTATTGACACCAAAGATGTCAAAGAAATGTCATCTTCGGAAATTCTACAGATGCTTCCGAATTTCAGAAACAGAATTGTTGATAGTGGCGTAGGATTGTATAAGGTGCAATCATCTGCTCCTGTTTCTGGTGGAACGTGGGTCGAACTTGGTGATCAATTTGCAGATACACGCGAACAAGTAACGCCACAGAACTATCTGGGTAACTTCAGCGGTAACTATGCTGGAACATTCTCCGGATCTAGAAATTATTCTGCGAACTATGCTGGAACATATTCTGGTGTATTCGCAAATAACTTTAGCGGTGGATATGTTGGACCAGCAAACTATTCAGGAGCATATTCTGGTTCATTCGCAAATAACTTTAGCGGTGGATATGTTGGACCAGCAAACTATTCAGGAACTTACTCACAAGGTTTCACTGGTAACTATGTCGGCAACTATGTCGGTACTGCTGGTTATTCTGGAAATTACACGCAAAACTTTAGTGGTAACTACACAGGAACATATGCTGGTTCTAGAAACTATGCAGGAACCTATGCGGGCAACTATCTAGGGACATATTCGAGAAACTTCTCTGGAACATATACTCTATTCTTCGGTGGTTTCGTCGGTGGTAATTTCGTTGGCAACTACCTAGGATCGTTCAGCGGAAATTACCTTGGAAACTATTCAGGTTCTAGAAACTATGCGGGCAACTATGCTGGAACATATCTCGGTACATACTTAGGATACTTTACTGGTAACTATGTTGGACCAGCAACCTACTCCGGAACATATTCTGGGACCTACACAGGGTTCTTCTCTGGTAATTATGCTGGAACTGCAACATACACTGGTAACTATACTGGATACTTTACAGGGTTTTACACTGGATTCTTTGCAGGAACTGCAACATACACTGGAAATTACACAGGTTTCTTCACAGGAAACTACACTGGGTTCTATGCTGGTTCTAGAAACTATACAGGTAACTACATTGGAAACTTCAGTGGAACATACTCCAATAACTTCTCTGGCGCAACAGTGATTGAAACAAAAGAAACTGTATCGACGATAAAACTTTGGGTTCGCACAGCATAAAAACCCTTGACTTTTGGGATAAAATAGCGTATATATAATAGTGAGAAAAATATTTTTTAATGGAGATTTGAATGAGTACTACGCGAACTATTGAAAACCCTTACTGGGCGAATAAAGAAAAACAACATGTCATCGCAGAGTTCGTTTATCCTGATACGGGTAAACGAGCAACTGCATCGATTATGAACGATGGAACTAATCGTGACTTTGACGAATTGATGAAGAAGTTTAGCGTCGAGCAAATTGATGCGAATACCAAGAAACGGTTTGATGACCGCAACCAACATATCAAACATAATATTGAACGGCAGAAAGTTGATAAGACACGTATGCAGCAAGAGCAACTGTTCGCTGCGAAACTAGATGCATTTGAAATCGACTTGATCAAGTCCTCGAAGAATCGCGAGTTGAAGTCTAAGATTCGTAAAGCAAAGAACATCATGGAAGTAACTGCCTATACTGTCATTCTTCTACAGCAAGAAGAAGCAAACACTGCTATTATCAGAGAAGCAGTTGATGCCGAATAATGGTTTCCTCTACGTCGCAACAGTAAGAAAGGGGTATTACAGAGCAGCAAGGAATTCTGCTATATCTCTGCGCGACTTTTATCCTGATGCACATATCACATTCTTTACACATGAAGAATGGGTTCAACCAGATGATTATGAAATCTTCGATACAATCATTACTGAAAATGTTCCGAGAGACAAGCGAGCAAAACTGTGGGCGCTTGATCAGACACCATATGACTTGACCGTCTACATGGATTGTGATACGGAAGTTGAACATGAAGACATAACTAAGATCTTTGATCAGATTCCCGAAGATGTAGATGTGTTGTTTACTGCTAATCGTCCATACAATGCAGCAATAACTAAACTCTCAGACACTGAAGAAATGACTGAGCATTGTGGTCTGTTCGTCTATCGAAATAATGATCATACACTAAAACTAATGCGTGCTTGGTATGATGAGTATTGGGAACAGAATAAACCAGGATGGGATCGTAAGCATTATCCTGAATCTGCTCTGCAGTGGGACACATTCACAATGTGGAGACTACTAAATCACTTTGATTTTGGTGTCAAGACTGCGAGATTCCCCGACCCAGATGCCAGATGGAACTTTGTTTCAGGTTACAAAGAAGAAGAATTACAGGGTCAACCAATAGTAATTTATCATTACACAATTCCACATTCCTTATTGAGTTAAACAGGACACACATGCTACAATTTACAAATTCAGTTTCTAAAGAACTAAGTGATATTCTAGAACCATTTACCCAATGGTTCTTTGAGCAAAATGATCAACATCTTGTTCTCGGACCACAAGACATGCAAGAAAAGCGTGCTGGTGGATTGAATGTGGATACTGCTACTGATCAGCAGTACTTAAATCATATTGTTAACAAGGGCGAGAAACATGTTGGGTTTCCAGAAGTCGCAGTGTGTACCGACATGGGCACAGCGCATGGGCAACCATGGTTCCCTTCTGAATATGGAAGAAGGCAACAAGAAACTAATAAAGAATTGATGTATTACCTTGGTGCAAAAAATAATGCGGTCTTCACATACTACCCTGAAAATGGTTTTATGGGTTGGCATACCAACTGGAATGCAGCAGGATATAATATTCTAATTACATATAATTCAGAAGAAAACGGTGGTTACTTTCGTTACCTAGATCCAGTAACAAAAGAAGTTGTTACTATGGTCGATCCAAAAGGATGGTCATGTAAGGTTGGATATTTTGGCGACCGCAGCGATCCAAATAAAATCATCTATCATTGTTGTGGCAATTCTGCAAAGAGATTGACATTAGGTTACGTTGTTCCGCATCTCGATATCTGGCGTTCCATGATCGAAGACATCTCGGGCGAGGATGCTTCTCACTTCGGTTAATCTTTAATCTTTTGACGTTCTTTATGCTTTGCCAATAGTTCTTCTAAGATAGTCAAACTTTCGTGCATCTTTTCAATATCATCCAGCATCTTTGGAACGGCAACTGATGCTTGGTTTATAATTGCTTGTTCGTAGTTTGCGCGAGGAATGGTAGCAAGTTCAATTCTTCTGCGTTTAAAGAAATCTTTTATTCTGCTCAATAAAGTAGGTTTCCGTGCCTGCACCATGTTCAACTGACTACCTTTCTGGTCAGTTGCCTGTTGGCGCATCTTTACGATTTGATCTTCTCGTGCCTTTTCTGCTGCCTTTTTTTCTGCGGCAAGTTTTTCATTTACTTCTCTAAGAATCCGCAATTCTTCCATCAATTGCGGATCTGTCACATGCACAGTTTCTACAACAGTTTCAATTACGACAGGAGGATTTTCTACAATCTCTTTTGCTTTAGCAATTGTTTCTGCTACTATTTTCGATTCTTCTTCTACTGCAAGTTTCTGCCGCTGCAATTCTTCATGTTTTTCTTGTGCGATTCTTTCTCTATCAAGTTCTTCTTGAGAAGGCTCAATTGTTTCTACCTCTACCGCTTCTTGCATATTCCCGTCTATCCACTCTTGTTCTTCAACAATTTCCAGTGGAGGAGTCGATACTAGTGGTTCTGGAATATAATCTTGTGGTGGTGGCGCAACGACCCTTGCTCTTGCCATATTACTTTGTTCCTATTACCATGAAGCGATCGAAGTTTACTTTGCCATCCCAAGACCAATATGATTGTTCTATTTGTCCCTGATATAAAACATCACTAACACCGATATTTTCGATGTGTTCCTCTATAGTCGGAACACAATTAATACCATACATCTCTTTGAATACATTGGATGACTGGCAAGCAAAAATACAATCTGGATTTGCGGTTGTCATTTTCTTTAACGGATACATGGTCTCGCAGCAAAGAGAAACAACTAAATCTGTTTCTAATGCATTGATGTCATGATAAGCAAAGGGAATATCCCAGTTGATGTGATTTAGTTCGATGTCCCTGTCATCATTATAGTGACGATTAAACACCTTTGATAATTCTAGTGCGTCTTTATCAATATCAATCAGATTGATTTTCTTGACATTCAGATTTTCACAGAGAAGTGGAACCAGAGGAAATCCTAACCAAGAATTTAGGATTGTAATATCCAGAGGATTTGAATCTAGAGTCAATCTCTGTAGGTTTTCCACCAACCAGATAGCAGCATCCATCGTGTTTGGGTTCATAGACTTGCGAAAGTCTTCGTGTTTCCAAGGCATTTCATGATTGATCTTATCCAGACCATCACCCCAATTACGATAGTTATTCAAAAAATTATAGTTTAACATCTTGTGGTCTTTCCATTGAATCATATAAACAAATAAGAGGCTCTTCGCGGATAACTTGTTCTCTCACATCTGTCGGCCAAATATATCCGTAGTTGTAACTGTATACCCAACCATCAGGGAAATGATTGATTTTTAGTAGACGATCTCTCTGATGACCAAAAAGATTATCAAGACCTCGATAATAATAAAACATCTGATCAGGATAATCTCTAGCGAATTTGGTAATCTTATCGATATCTAATCTGTCGTTCCATCTCAACACACTAGAATTTAGATCCGTATATTTGTATGGAATCTCTTTCGTATCCTCTTTCATTTTATTCATATTGTGCCAGTGAGTACGAACAAAAGTTAAACCATCTTCTGGATCGTGGTCTACAATACAATCAATATTATTTTGAATACCAATATCTAAATCGAGAAATAGTTTTTCGCCCTGTTGTCGAACGACTCGTCGATTAAACAAGTATAGTTTATTCCACCATTTTTCATAGTAGTTATCAGCAGGAAGAGGAATTACATTGACTTCTGGGTGCAAACCAACAGAATGTTCAGTTAAACAGTAAAAATTGAAATCAGTTGTTATATGTTCTTTACATTGCTCGAGGATAAGATTAACATGTTCTGAATCATATTTAAATCCCCACTTCACTGTGTATATATTAATCATTCTACGTTCCAATGTTCTAACAGATCAGGGTCAACTAAGGACTCCTGCTTCACTTTACCTCTGCTATTATCCTTGAACGGAAGCAGGTCTACATTAAATACGCAGAGGATACAGTCTTTTCTATATTTAGCGACTTCTAAATCGTCTTCGTGCCAGTTACGACCACGATTGTATGAATAGGCAAATGTGCTTGGGAAGTGTGCCCAGAGTGGAGTGTTGCTAAAGTCTCCCCAACGCCAACTGTGATAGTTGTCTGTTCCGTCGGTGAATGTAAACCAAATACGTTCTTGATGTTCCAGAACATCGTGCCAGATACATTCTGTCTGATCATCTGACCACACCATACAACTGCCATTGGTATATGCGCCATGCGCCAATTTAAAGTTACGAGACTTCATAGGTCGAGGGTCTTGCCACCACGAACGCAACTTGGTAGGATTCTCTAGGTCATAAGTGATGATCGGCGACAAATCATTTTGAATGATAACATCAAGGTCGAAAAAGACAAATCTTCCAGTGGGTTTATCGTCTGCGAAGTTATGTGTATTGAAGATGAACGTCTTTGGTCTGTCCCAACAACGTGCCATGCCGTATTTGAAATCCTCAGATCCAAACCAGTATTTCGGATGGATGTTGGGAATGTCTGGGAAGTCGATGACTTTAATTTCATTATCAAAACCTTCGCTGTTATCTGTATAGCAATAGAAATGGAACTCAAAATTATCAGGGGTGTGCTTCTTTGCCATTCTATAAAGACGGTTGACAAACTCAGCGGAATACTTTGTACCCCATTTACAGCAGACGTAATTAACTCTCATTTCCACAATCCAATAATATTTTCATCTTGGCAATCTACCAGTTCTATTTGCTCTTTGGCGGAAGGATGAGGAACATTATCTGTATTGAACAAGCAAATCTTAGCATCGGGTCGAAACTTAAATCTTTCAATGTCATCTGGATGATGCTTTCCTCGATTCCAAGAATAGATCCATCCACCTGGAATATCTTTCCAGAAGTCTCTCTGCCTCCAGTAATGATAATTATCGCTTCCCTTGAAGAAAGTTTTAAATATCGATTCGGAATTCTCGATGGCATCGTTGTAGATATGTTCGCATGATTTACCAGGCCAAAGCATCATACTAGAGTTGAAAAAAGTTCCTCTGGTGTCAATAAACAGTCTGTCATGTTTCTGTGATTGTGGTTGCCAGCGGCATTGAATGATGCGAGGTTTCTGTGCAAGTTCCAGAACCTCAGTTATATCTTCTTGGATTACTACGTCAAGGTCAAAATAACACCAGTTACCTACGTACCCTAACCAGTTGTGCGAATTAAATACTGAGAACTTTGCTCTGTCGAAACAGAAGGTTTCTTTGCCAAACCAATATTTCGGATGTAGGATACCATCATCAGGTATAGGTGCAGTATCGCAAATTAAACCATCGGCATCATCCGTATAACACGTGAATGTGAAAAGGTTGG